TCGGGCCTCACCGTCCATATACCTCGAGGATCTAGTTCCAATAATACCCCGAGCAACATCCGCTGAGGTCTGACCTTGCACAATGCCTATCTTTGCATAGCTTAGCATCTTTTGCACATCAGCCTCCGCTGTGCGTCCCATCCACTCTTTAAGAGTCCTGCCTTGAAAGGGCTGGCTAGCAACTATCGAATGAAGATTGGTAGTGGATGGTAAACTCAGTGCTATATCCACAGGAAGGGCGGTTTCAATAATTGTAGCACCCACAGCAACTTCGTTGACAGCCAGTTCCCGCATCTGGGCGCTAACTTCTTCCGTGATTTTACTCCAGGCGGGCTTTCTAATTGTGGTTAATGCCTGAGTAAACTCGGCTTGCCATTTTCTACCGCTCGCTCCGGTGAGGGTGCGGTTCCCCTCCGCTTTAAGAACCCATTTAATAATGGCCTGAAATAGGTCCTCTTCCGTTTTCACCAGCTCAGGAAGAACTTGGTTTCTTAGGCCTCCCGCGTAGCGCAAAAGATAAGTCTGATGCCGTATGTACCGGTCAAGAATCTGTTCGTTGCTGGTCGGCATCACTGGTCAACCGGGCTCGGGAAAGAAGGGGGAGGCGTCTCTTCTTCCGCCAACCTTTGCAGCTCTTCCTCATACGTGAGCTTGGTAAGTCCTTGGTCCTGCATCCATTCGTGTATAGATTTTTCGGAAAGCGGGGCGCCGAGACCCTTGGACTGCATAATCTGAACTAAAGTTTGCCCATTCAAATCTGCATCCGTAAAATTCAGGTTTGGGGAGACAATAACCTCATCCGGGTCCGCCCCCTTCCATCGCGCTAGAGCACGCAATACCCGCTCCAATGCTGCGGCCCCAGTTTTGGCGATTTGCGGCAGGGTGGCCGTTTGTGCGGCTACCCGTATACGCAGCGCGTCGCCGCTCTCCTTGGCTCGACTGGTAGCGTCCAACAGCTGACCGCTTTTTTGAATTGCCCGTGTATAATCATTTTCCAAACCCTGTCGTTGCTCCGGCAGACCGCTCGAGGTAACCCCGATATATTTCGCATCTCCCCCAATTGGGACATCTATCCTTGCTCCAGCACCAGTCCGCACAACATCGTCTGGGTCTGCTTGTGCGCCAATTCGGACCAGAGTGTCCTGTCCCTGCATGAATAGGTTCTGGCGGTAGTCTGCTTCCCCCCTGTAAATCGTCAGGCACAGCTTTGCCAAGCCGTGCATAGGGGGCATATCCGGCATTGGGGACAGGTCCTTCGAATTCACAAAGACGAACGGAACCTCTTTTAGCACCTCTCCCATAAAATTAGGAACCGTTAACTTGGAACCAATTATTTCGTCGGTTTCTTCTAGAAGAGTAGAACCATAGACCCCAACAGGCGCCATTCTTCCTGCTTGATCAACAAGCCCCAGAACACGATATTTGTTTTTATAAATCCAAGTGAAAGTATCATCCATTTCATAACCGGACTCGTCCAGCATTACGAATCGAAGGTCCACGTCGTCATCAGCCTGGGAGGTGTCGTCCCAGTCACGAATGGCCAACTCACTATACATAGCAATAACCAGTCGTGCCATGTCCTCCCTGTCTCGACGAATATCCCCAAGAAGTCCGAGCCGCCCAGTGGTGAGCTGTGAAGCGTTGATTCTTCGAAGCAGCATATTTAGGGACTCGCCTAAGAGCGTACAATTCTCCCTCATTTCCTCGAGCTCGCCAGGAAGGCTTATTTTAGCGGGCTCCCTGTGCATAATACCAATCGCCGCCTCGACAGCCTCCTTGAAAATATCGGGGTAAACGGCTCGTTGTTTATATGCCTGGTAAGCCAGTTCTCCAAGGGCCTGATTATTCGTGCCTGCTCCATCTGCAATCTGGCCAGAAGTTGCGGGCAAATATTGCGCCCCCCGAGCTTTGATTGCATCTTCGCCTTCGTAGCTGTCCTTTCCAAGCTGCCACTTTGACAGCATACTGGTGTAATACGGGTGAGTATTCTTAGCTGGCATCTTCATAGACTCCTTAAAAATGGCCCGTAGTTGAGCCGCTGCCAAAGCGATCGCCTAGCGACAGTATAACATAACGTGCTTCGTCTGCTACATGATCTTCCGCATCTGTATCAACATCGTCCAGATCTTTAGTGCAGCGGGGAATAGTTGGTACAGTTCGGATGAACCCGTCCTGACAGTTTCGGAATACAAAGAGCCCCGGGTATTCTCTTGGGCCCCCATCAGGCTGAGCGTTATAGATTGCAACTCGCATTTTTTCCCAGCCATTCTTTCGACTTCCAGGCGACTTAATGCTTCGTGCCCATGTCACGCCCTTATATCGCTTCCCGTTAATTGTTACCTTCCTCAGCATATCGGTTGCAATGCAATTCCCATTCTCCACGTCGTTGATAGAGTTATCCGCGGGTCCCGGTTTTACCCTCCCGTAATATCCCATCTTCAATTCGCGCTCAATGATGCCCTTTGCAATCTGAGTGGCTAACATCTTGAGACCTTGATTCGGCGCTCCGGTCCACCCGTACCATTCAGCAATACGAAAAACATCTCCTTTCACTGTGGAGCGGTACTGCCCGTTCGGTAACAACACATCGGAACCGTCACTCTCCGCCCACCAGCCAACGCTGAAGGGCCTACTTGATCCCCAATCGAACGATCTAAATACGCGCCACTCTGGTGGAATTTGAAATGGTTCTACTATGTTGTACTGAGATGACCACACGTCGTCAAACATTCCGCCGCTGGTAATATCCCAGTCGCCCCACAACCAGGCCTGGCGCTTATTTGGGTCGGTTATCCTCTCCAGCTCTAGAATGTATTCCGGCGATAAGTAAATGTTCTCTTTATAGGAACCGAATAATCGGACTTGTGTTTTTGTGATAAGTTCCCTTTTCTGCGTTCTTGGATTGAATACATCTTGCGTGATTCGCACCACCTGACCTGGAGGTGCGACATCAATGAATTTCTGCTTGACCCAGTTGTGCCCAACCCCGTAAGGATTGGTAGTGCTGAATACAACCAGCGGAACCTCCGGGAAGACTTCGCGCTCTCCCGTTTTATGGTTGATTGGGCTATGCTTCTCGGGAAGGAACGAGGTACGGTTTAGTGACATTGACATGTCATAGAGGTTGGAATTTGGATGCTTAGTCAGCTCGTTCCATCCGATGAAAGGAAATTCGTGCCCGTGATAGTTCCAATAATCCTGCTCCTTCTTCATTACTCGAAACCATAGCTCCTCACCTGTTGGCCATATCCACTTCAAGTGAGTAGTGCTCGCAATAAATTTTGCACCGTCTCCGAACTGTCTGTACCATCGTTTGGACTTGGATATCAAGTCATCCAAGTTCTTGTATTCGAGATCAAAAATAACTCCGCGCCAGAACTGCCCGTACCCAATACCGACGAAGCGACGGAAATACATCAGCTGAGCATCAGTCTTGCCAGGCCCCCTTGTTCCCTCATATAGGATATGGTTGCAGGGGCAAGAAATTGCGTAAGTCTGGGAGCCTTCCAGCGGTGACCACACAACCTCGGGGTCTAACTGGGGTCGTGTTCGCAAGGCGGGGAGCATGTCAGTTGTCGTTCGAGGCGGCGATTAGGTTATGTGCAATCCTTCTTGCCCAGCCCTTACCGTTTGTGCCCCAGGTCCGAACATGAGTCATAAAAACGAGTCTTTCAGCTAGGAACCTCAATAACAGGTCATTAATGTCAATTTCTGTGGCAGCGTCAACAGTCTTGGGACCAATTATACCATCCGCGGAAACCTTGAGCGCCCTTTGCAGCATTCGACTAGCGTTATGAATTCCGTGGTTAATGGAGGCATCAAATAGCTGGTACTGGAAGGAGGTGTGAAACCTCTCCATTCTCAGTTTGTCCCACCAATCCCGCTTATAGATTTCTTTAGCTTCTACGAGGGAGAGTGATTTAATATCCAGATCCGGATAGGTCATTGCGGATATACCGTATTTGGTCCCCTTGAGCTCTCCTAACCCCACAATACCGCTCGTCCAATTACCTCGGTCTAATGGGTCCTGTTGGAATTCACCTTCGTTTGTGAACACACGTTCAAACGATATATCAAACATCATTGTCTTCCTTATCACTCAGCTTTGCATCACGCATTTTATCCGGACTAGGAAAATGGGATTTGACGTATTGCTCAAAAATGAAGATTGCTCTCCCGCCAAGATGACCAGAGACGCCTGTGAAGAATGCAGTCATATGCCAGGAAAGTTCCATGTCAATACAAAAATATGCGGTCATTAGCCCAGCGAAGCCGCTGACAGCCCATTCCCCAATCAGTTCGGCAAAGGAAAAGGATTCCACTTTTCCTAATTTAACCCGGCTGAGGTAATTCAAAGTACCTCCCCAAATCGCTAGAAGGATGAACCAAGCATAATCGAAACCCGCTTCTAAGATTTGCCCCAAAAGGTCTTTAGATTCATTCACTCTAGGCCCTTCTATTACGGTGGTTGAAGTTTTCAGCTTCCTCACCACAGAGGCCGCCCTTTGCTACCGCATACTAGCGCAAGTTTCACCCTTCGTGCAACCATTAATCCTTCACCGTTTGTTTCAACTCATTCTGAGAAACGGACGCTGATTTTTCCCATACGTCTGGGCTCGTGAGTGCAGGAACTAGCATTACCCCGCCTTTATGTAAGACCTCCGTTTCGGTCTTAACAGGTGCTTCCATTCCTTCCATCTTCATTAGATGGGCGATAGCCGTAACTCGTGAGCCGTGGGAACAACCCGGCCCATAATATGTTGCCTCCTGCTCAAGCCAGGCCCGATATTTGCGTTGGCGTTCAATTGCAGCCTCTTCGCTGTCCTCTTCCATTTCAAATTTAGAAATGAGGCGTCTTACTGCGCCTTCGTTCATGAAAACCTTTGCCCAATCTAGGGCATAAGCCTCCATGAAACCAATCTCAATACAGGCCCTAAAGGCGTTCCGCGTTCGCATGAAAGCCTTTACAAATTCAACTCTGAGAAGGTACTCCTCTTCTGTCAGCTGTCGCTCAGCTAATAGATGGTCTATATGTGGGGACGGGCCCATGCCCAATACTCCTGAGATCGCCATCGATCCGATATTGATATGGCTAGGAGTATAAACGAAGAGTTATAGCTCAGCAAGTATCCTCAGCAAACCACCAGTCCGCCTTTCGCATTGTTTTCCGCATTCCCTTCTCCATCAAAAGATGCACCCCATAGTCATGGCATACCAATTGACGCCCAAGAAACCCGTAATTGGAATACTTCGTGTCCGTGAAAAAGGTAGGAATCCTCTCCGGATAATGCTTTGTGCTCTTGATCGCGGTTTTCTTTTGAATGAGTACAATACCTGTAGGACTGACGTTCACGCAAGGCGCGAACCATTTTGCATGCTCTGTCATTTCAACCCGTTTCCAAGTTTCCCATTCAATAATGTTTTGAAATGAACGAGCGTAGTGCTCAATCTTAACCACAAGTTTGGGATCTTGTGCATGGTTGTATACCGTTCGCGCCACACCAGTTCCAATTAAGTCTCCGCAAAACATTCGAAAGAAGTCCAGCTCTACCCCATGCGTGAAGTGGCCCTTCAGCAATCTATCCATTGGCGGAGGCCCATACGTCATAATACGTCCGAAACCATTTGAGGAAAGTTTCAATATCTACCTCAACGCGGCAGGGTCCCAAGGTACTGTAACGGCCCGCTCCAGATGGTTGCAGTGGAATATCCGCCAGCATGCAGACCCGCCACTTCTTGCGGTTCTGGCGAAAAACAAGAATTGGAATTCCTCCCGTGCGATCCGCGGATTCCACGCATTGCTTCCACCAGCTATTGACCGATAGTTGCTCCTGCCGCTTTACCTCAATTTCCAGGTACAAAGGATTGGATAGATCCGAGCCCCCTACCGCACTTTGATTCTGATTACGTTGGAACAGCTCGTTTCGTGTTTCGTGAGGCGCCAACCCCAATTTAATCCTCACATCGCGCACAATCTTGTTGAGCATGGATGCAACCTCCCGCTCCCCACCCTGCCCTTTCTGCCGTATATTCATACTTCCCCTCTGTCGACGTGAGCTCCTAAAATTTTACCAATCCGGGCAGCAAGAGACGGGCAGTCCCCTCCGCCCTTTGGGATCATATGCCTGCTTCGTGGAGAACGGATTTCACTGAGTTCACGTGCAATATTCTGAAGACTTTCCCCAGCTCGAAGTGATCTTGTGATAATAAGTGTAAGTGCTGTCATCCATTCAAATAGTTCCGGCGTATCCAGTCGAATAAAGACCTCGTACGGCCTTGACTCAGATTCGTTGATAGTGATATACATCTGAGCGTCCACCCCTTCCTGAGTTGTGTACTCCGCTTTGTACGTCACCCCATGCAAAGTATCAGGACGCTTGGTTTTATACCCACTCATCAATTTACTCCTTCTTAGATTTATCTCTCAGTAGGTCAACGCGGTATAGTGCAAATATCACGTAATTTGATTTCAGCTGATGGCATTGCTTTAGGGGATATATTTTCAAATAAAATTGGAGCATAAACCAAACTAATTGAGAACACAAGGAATGTTAGCAATAGTCCCAATTCTTTAAACGACATTAGATTATCCCCTTCGCTCTAGCCAGCCAATACGGGACAATGTCTGCTGTTATGTGCGCTTGAGCGCATCTGTCAGATTGCCCAGCACATGATGAACCCTCTTCTGGTCTTTCTTCGACTCCATCGAATACTCGAAATAGTCATCAAGTTGATTTATTGCGTGCTGGTAAAGAGCCAAATTCTTATTTGCCTTCCTTAGCTTTTCTGTAAGATCGTCGTAAGTATGGCAGCGCAGCTTACTGTTCATCCCACTCCTCCATCAACTCGGCCCCAAGTGCCCGCGCCTCCTCGATGATCTCAATGGCCCGCTTCCTCCTTCCCCGCTCCAGGTCCTCATCGGTAACCCGATCGGTTCGTTTAGCCACGGTACTGCCGTCACAACGGCGCATTTTGTCGCTGAGGAACATAGATCCGAATGGTGTTAGCATTTTCCTCCTCCGTGCCTACTGGTATCCATACTCCCGGAGCTCCTTAAGTCCGGCATCGGCCACGACCGTGAGCCGGCCGTATCGCTCACCGATGAGATTTGCAGGGCCAGGCATATCACCGGCCCGTTATTTTGCTGACGATGGCCTGGAAATCCTCAGCATCCGACCAGTCGCCAGCCCAAAACTGGGACACGAAATCCAGCACCGCGAATTGCTCCGGCTGGCTCATCGCGTGGCACTTACGCACCACGGCCGCCGTGTCCGCGTCCAGGTCGTTGATGTCGATAGCGCCCAGGTCATCCATAATGTCGGATGCGATGCGCAGCGGCCGGTGGTAGTCGAGCAGGCACCCCGAGTAGGTGTTGAGGATCAACTGCCACTCGGCATCGGTGAGGTCCGGCAGCAGCTCCTGGCTGAGCCAGCCCAGGGCCTCGAATCCGCCGTTGATGGCTGCAGACCATAAAATATCATGGTCATGGTCATAGCGGGTGCGCCGGCGCAGGTGCGCAAACGTTTGATCGTTGATCATAATTGATTTTTTAATAGCCACTGGCTGCCTCCTCGTTGATCTCGATCCTGATCAGATTAAGTTTTGAGATGACCTGATGGTAGATGCCAGGATGCTGGTCTTCATTTAAATTAGCATTCATTTGTGTTCCTCCAACCGTGAATACAATATACAGTAACCGTTATATTACTGCAACTGTTAAACCATATCCCCCATCGCCAACTCAATGAGTCGGCGAACAAACTTTGCTTGTGCAAAAGCGGATTTATCAAAATCTTCACCATCAAGCTCACTCTCCGCATCTGCTCGAGCTATTCGATAGATTCCAGCAAAAATTGCATCGTAATAATCGTCAGATTCAACTTGTGCAATTAATTCGCCGACGAAATTCAAGGCAGAACTTGCGTTGAATTGTATAACCACATTGGTATGGCCATTCGTTCCTGCTCGAACGGTAACGTCGGTCACTCCCTGCAACTCCTTTCCGTCCATTAGAATCTGTGTGGGCATTCCGTTGGCGCCGAAGGTATGCGTTGGGAACATGGGAAGCTCCATGTTAAACTTGTGCATGTTGATCCTATTCTCTCTCATAGCTTATAGTCCTCTTGGTAACCCGTTAAATAAAATACAGCAAAGTCAGCGCCAGCCCATTAACTGCATGAGACCCGCATACTTCACACTCGTACGCCTCACCGTCTGGCTCAACGCCCTTTTGCAGGTTGCCGCACTCGTAACAGAAGCCTCGGTCTTTGTATTCGTCATCAAAGTTTGTTGTGTCCCCATCAAAATCAGCAAGCAAGCCCTCAAGTACCGCCTGGGCCTCATTTGTTATTTTCATTCTTTTCCCCTTTAAAGGACGGGGCTGTTAACCCCGTCCAACTATATTAATTTTGGTGGAACTTCCGCCACCGATAGAACTCAACTCTCGTGTTGTTGATATTCCATCCTTTCTTTTTTGCAACCTTCAAAATGGCTGGAAGGTCTGCCCCATCTTGCTCTCCCAGCTTGTCCAGCTCCATCCAAACAGCATGGCAGCGGCCACCCGGTTTCGGGTAACGAACATAATTCCGAACCTGACGGTCTTCCTTAGACCTGTCTTTTGGTTGTTCGGGGCCTTCTTTGACTTCGCTTTCGATCACTTCCAGAATTGCCTTATGAACCAAGCTTTTCAGGTTACTGCGAATCGACCTTAGAACCGCCTGCTCCAGGCTGGTCTGTATGCGAACTGCTTCTTGAGTATCCATCACACACCTCCTAGGTTTTGCGATGCTGAACTGCAGACCCACCATTGGGCCTGCTTTAATATTGTAACACACTAACAACTCAATACAAGATAAGTCAGCATGTAGTTAGCACTCACCTTCAATCAACACCAGATTAGACTTGGCGCGGGTTGTAGCCACATAACGGAGGTTGTAAGTGAAGCATCCGATAGATGCAAGCCTTTTATAGATAGGTTAAGATTGCCATTTCCAGACCCATCACTGCGGGCTGATCGCATGCTTCGCAGATGTAACCTTCCGCGTCTGGTTCCGCACCATGCTGGATATGACCACACTCCAGGCAGATACCGTGACAGTAATACTCCTCGGTTAGTGCAAATAAGTCGCTGTGGAACTCGTCTATCAAGCTCTCAAGTGAGCGCCGTGCTTCATTTGACATATTCATTTCGTTCTCCCGTATTGATGACAGTCGGCCTGGTTTCATCCTGCTGTACAGTTCCTCCAGTTCCTCTTGTACCCGCTTCCGTTCCTTCTTTGCTTTAGCAAGATCACGCCACAGCAGGATAACGAGCACAGCCATTATGAGCTGAGGGACTATTAATCCTATCAAATGTAGAGTGTTCATAGTGCTTTGACAGTATAATAGCGATAAGCTGCGAGACCCTTGCCCGGCTGGGCGCCCACGCCTGTATGGCAGAACACCTTGACGGTTTCGCCATTTGCGCGGCGCTTCTTGGCTTCCTGTATGGCCTCTTTCTTAGTCTTGAACGTTTTCATGTTATCTCCGTGCTGTTTGCTTAACTGTTAGACGTATTATAGCTAAGATACCTATAGATGCAAGGATTATTTTGCATTATATGTATACCCATATCCCATATCCTACCATACCCACCTACCCATATACATAAGTCATTGCTTCAATTACTATTTAAGAACTGATGCAAAAAGTTGAACCCCAGCAACAGCACAGAGCAAGCTCCTATTACGTACTATATATAATTAATTAATAAATATAACACTGTATTTTTACCATATATATATATATACCCCCACCAGCTTAGCAACACCCTTCCTTGTAATATATATACCCCTGTTTATTGGATATTTAGCCATTTACCGTTAATTTATTAACTTTGGGTATACCCCTATACTATACCCCATTCCATTGGAACACCAGCCACATATAAACAGGTTGTAACACAGCCCTATTCCCGTATATACTGCACTCGTTGTATTAGCAATCAATTGATAAGGAGGCCCAATGGAGAGTTTTAAGAAACCGATTATAGGTCAGGAAGCTATTTGCCCTGACGGGTTAGGCCGCGTCATTGCTTATAAGGATAAATTTCCCGAGCGATGGATTCAGGTGAGCACCTACGTGAACGATCGGCAATGCAAATGGTCCTCCGGGAATGTAGAGCTCCTCAACCCAAGAGGCTATCCAGAAGAGCCAGTAAAAGCACCCTGGTTGGATTATCATGGAAACCCAATCCACGATAGAGACGTCATAGTCCATCCAGATGGCAACTTTGGAAGAGTAATCTTCCTGAAGGGTAGGAGCGAACCAGGAGATCAATGGGTGGTGGACTATGGTACAGGAAACCTATCACGTCTTTGCCTTCAGATTGGGAACAAAGGTAAAGCACTGGTCACATTAAAGAGGAATATAAAATGAATCATTTTGAAGCAGAAGAAATAATCAAAGATGCGGGTCTGTATGCCTCCGCTGACTTTTACCGCATGCAAACATCAGGTGCAATAGCTCTGGCGCTCTACGATGACCCAATACAGATCCTGTTGGATGTGGTTAATCATGGTTCGGACGACGCCAAAAGTGTTC